CCTCCAGCGCCCGGTCCAGGGCCGTCAACAGGGCCTCTTTGTTGCGGAGACCGTCCTTCTTGGTCGTCTTACCGATAGGGTCACCGTTGCGGTTCTGGATTACCCACTCATCCCACTCAAAGTATTGGAATACACACACAAACCACCCCTTGGCCCTCACCGCGTCCAGAATTGCTGCCATGTCGGTAATCCCCAGCCGCCGCCAGGTCTGCGGGCTTACTCGTCGTTGGCATCATTCTTCCTCTGAGAGAGAAGATTGAAAGGGTGGTCCATGCAGTTCAAACCAAATAGGCTTGATTCGTGAAGATGCCAGACTACGACAAGTATCTACGTGGAACTGGAACCCGCCGATCACCATGCTCGGATAACGGTCACGATTCTTTCTCTGACAGTAGAACAGTGTTCCTCGTATCACATACCACCAGCGATAAGGGCGTTCTCCTAAGGTACTAAGGACACGTTTCCACCAAGGCCAATCCCAATAATCTCCACCGCACACTGTCCATGTACCGCCTATAGCGTTTGAGACCTGCCCTTTATATAGCCGTGTCATGTCTTCTACGAGGAAGATTGCATTCGCTTCAAATACTGGGACGCTGTACCTAGGGCGGCAAAGGCCCCCTCCTTCCAGTGGTGGTGCCAATACTTCGTTGGATTATCACCGTGGTTTAGCCAACGAATGGCCATCCCCAAGCTATTAACGACAATGCGCTGTTCCTTGGTCATCATGTCTTCTACGAGGAAGATTGTCGTAACTTACGCTTCGCCTGTTCTATGAGAAGATTGGTAATATTCTGTCTCATCACCCCATGTGCTCCACCCCGGACGTTCTTCTCGGCTAAAAACATCCAGGCAGCGGGCGTCCGGGTACATTGCGCGGATGATTGCATAGCTGAGATCGGGCTTCCGGCTGTGTTCTCGGCTACGCTCAGTAATAATCGAAGGGAATACCCCGCGATATGCTTTTGATATCGCGGGGAACCGAGGTTTATAAAACCAGATAAGATATTCATGGACAAACCGGATACTAAAAGCAGGCGCAATACCGTTTCCCTTGTCCCATACGAGACGGGCATGGCGTTTATATCCTCGATTCTCCATGAAGGTCTCGCTGCTAGTCAGGTATCGTTCCACGGTCCATAAGAAAACACAGTGTGGCGACGTTGCACACGGGAACACGTGTTCATCAAGGAGGCGGAAAATCTCACCTATGGGCAGGGTCTTATAATTGAAGCTCCCTTCCTGGTTGGGTCGCACACGACGTTTGCCACCTTGTTTATGATCCCAGGGAGGATCAATAACAGCGATATCCCACTCATGGTTAGCAGTGACTGTCATATCTTCTCCTAAGAAGAACGCTTCGGTTTAGGTTCCCACCTAGCACCCTCTGAGGTTACTTCCACCTCTTTCACGGTGGCGTCGATGACCCAACCGTTGTCATCACACACACGACGCAGTTGTTCCCAGACGTACCGAAGAGGTACGGGATCAAGGCAGCGTTTTTGATAAATGTACCCTTCGATTTTTAGCCCTTCAACAGCCATGCTACATCTTCTGTGCGGAAGAGTTATCTGTGCCTGAGAAACTCTGCCACCACTGCTGGTACGATTCCGTTCCCAAGGGTTCTAAGCCTATTAACACGGTTCTTGACGCCAGTGGCTACTCTTGGCACTCCGGGCCATTCGCCATCGCCCCAGTGGTCACCCTGCTGCCATCGCTGGTAGGACTCCGGTGGCAGCGGCGCCAACGATGTCCAGCCTTGGGGCAATCCTTGTAACCATTCCACAAAAACGGGGTTCAACTGCCCACCAACTTGAGTACTTGTCCGATGTTCTCGGATTTGTACGTCCAAACTCTGGAATCGCTGTATGTCCGCCCCGCTGGTTTCTGCATCCGTTGCCGTCGGCGTCGGCCACAGCCCCGTCTTGGCCATCCCATCTAGCGTCAGCCTCTCCGGTCCTTCCCGGCTCCAACCTCGTGGGTCGCTGGCGTCGCTTCCGCCCTTGTTGCTGTGAAACCGCTGAACACTGGGCGTAGGCCAAACACCACCACCGCCAACGGAGGTGCGGGGCACCAACGGACGCAGCCGGTACAAGATGCCATACTGCGTCATACCCGATGTCGGAAAGGTCTGCAATGACCGTTGCTGCGTAGGGGTGATTCCCGTGAACCAAACCTGGGACGTTTTCAAGCAGGCAATAGCTCGGTTCAACTTCCCGGATGACTCTAAGGGTGTCTGGCCAGAGATTGCGTTCGTCAGCCTCTCCGCGACGCTGTCCGGCGACGCTGTGGGGTTGGCACGGGAATCCCGCAGTAACAATATCCACGTATCCACGCCAGGGTCGTCCGTCAAAGGTTCGGACATCATCCCATAGTGGCGCATCATCCAAGAATCCGTCGGCCATTCTCTGAACGAGGAGTCGTTGGCAGTAGGAATCGTTTTCGACGTAGCAGACGGTTTGGGTGTCCACGCCGGCGAGTCGGAGACCAAGCGTAAAGCCTCCGTAGCCAGAGAAGAGGCTAATTTCGGTGAGGGAACGTGAATCCATGTCATGCAAAGTTCCGTTCTTTTTTATCAAGTTTGGCGTGACATGATCGCCGTTGCTGTTTCCGAACACGTCGGTAACGAGCGTTTTTGTTTCAATCCTTTTTAGGTTTCGTACTCATTCAATTCTTCCCACCGGAAGATTGGTTAGCGGTTTTCAAGTCTTCAAGGGTCAAACCCCGTGCTTTGCAATACTCTGCCGCCTCCCATTGATAGTATTTAGGAGCCATTTGGCTCTCGTAGTGATCTCTGGCGTCCTGGTGTCGTTTATCCACAGCAGCCTGACAATGAATCTTACAGTAGGCCCTCTCGGTTTTGTCAAAGTTGCCCCGGACTTCCCATGCAATCGCCTTACGACCACAAGGACGTACAGAGGCCGAACGAATCCCAGGGTTTGCAGCTAAGGTTTGTTCGCACGTTTTCATCATATCTTCTTCGATTGACACGACTTGGCCGATAACACTAATGCCTGCAAGGCCGATGCTGCGGCCACTATCTGATCTTGTTCGAGGACGTCTACCATCCGACTGGCAGCTATCTGCACCTTACCGATCTGCATACTAATAGTAACGTTATACATGGTTTCACCACAGTGAGGACAGGGGCCTTCCTCTATCATGTTTCTAATCATATCTTCTTCCAGATTTATCTGAGCTTGCGCCAGACAATTAGGGTAGCGATAAGGGCTCCGATAATGACCACCCACATCGTAAGGTCACCGGTCAAGTATATCCACTCTGCCGTACTCACTCGTTCTTCTCGGGAGGAAGATTTACTCTGTACGCGTTGTTATCGTGGGCGGTAGTTCTTGACTATAGAGCCGGTTCAAATCAGCTACGAGGTTAGGAATATCTAGGTACGTGAAGGTCTGAAGATAGACCCGCCGTCTTCCCATTTCGGTGTCCCAAACCTTTTGGTTGATCTCTATTTCATAGAGATGTGATGGGTTGTCTGTAAGCATCATTCTTCCTCCCAGACTTTAATCCCCACTTTACGGAGGTAGGCTTTTAGTTGGGTTTGGTTACCATTGAACATTGCAGCCCACCATAAAGCTTTTCGGGTAGCCACATCGACTGCTGGCCGGACCGAGGGATGAACAGTCGGCTCATCTTTTGCAATATGTTGGATAGCATTGCAGATGTCAGCGTCTGTCAGATATGGATTCATATTGTCACATTTTCCGACAAGAAGATTTAACCCTTAACTAATTCGGCAAGTCGAATCACCCACCCATCAACTTCTTGCAACCCGGCTGAGTGTCCTTCTTCCCAGGCAAAATCCCAGATTGCATCAGCCTTCGGATGGTCGGCAATACCATGGGCGTTCAGGCAAACCTTCTTATACTCCGCGACCTTTTCATTGATCGCAGATCGGTATGCTCTCCTTGCTTCCCTATCCGGATGCGGAAGTCCGGGGTATGGAATAGTACGAATTTCCTCTTCAAGTTCCCGGAGTCTAACCATTGCTCTCTCCGTTCTTCTCACCGCTTTCATCCAGAGCGCGTAGGATGGCTTGCTCTATGGTGAAGGTCAAATCCCTCTGGCTACCGGAAGATTTATTTGATTATACGATTGCCGCATTTGCAGCAAACCTCATGATCTTTACCGTGGATTCGTTCTGTCCGACAGTAGCAATGGCCGTATCGTTCGCACCCACTACGATTCGTCATTCCCACATCTCCAAGAACGGATGAACCTCAAATACCCGCTGGTCCTCGGCCAACGCGCTCTCTGTGGCTCTCAGGGCCATTGGGGGGCACGCTAGCACACAACATCCCCACCCCATTTCGTGCCCCCCGGCCCTCCAATGTGGGTGGGCCAGCGCCACCCCGGAATCTGAGTCGGCAGGCGAAACCAAAGTCCCGTTGCCCAGTTTAGATTTTTTGTTGGCCATCGTAAATTCCACCTTCAGCCTTGGCTGGCATGGGGCTGAGTTGATGGGCTAAGGGGTCGCCCCTTCCTGGGTTCGGCGTGACGCAGGTTTATACGCTTCCATATCTACGGTAAGATAGCGACCAATGTACTCAGCGAGGGCCAGTTGGTCAATCACCGAGCGGTCTAAGTCTTCAAACTCCAATGAGATGGTCGTGAGATGGAGCACATTGCCCTCATCTTCGGCCTTGCTCTTAGTGCGAATCCCCTTGATTTTCCCGTCTACTAGCATAGTGTCCCTCCTTTATTTAGACCGTTGTTCCATAAGGCCGCATAGCATATTGCTGAACCGCATCCAAGTCAACGAGCCACCGCCGCTCACGCAGATGTGCCGGAACCTTCCCTGTCCGAATCCAACGACGAATCGTTTCGGGATTTCGCCCAGTCAACTTTGCTGCCTGGAGTACCGTTATTCCATTTTGAGGGATTTGCATAGTTGCATAACTCAACAGACTGTGGTAGCATTCACACTACACTAAGAAAAGGAACCTGTCAAGTGTCTACAGACCAATCGGCAAGACTCCATCCCCAGCGGTGCCACGATTGCGGCGAGATGATTACGTCGGTTACCCAATGGTGGAATGAGAGGTGCCCCGAAAAGAACCCTCCGGCTGAGGGGGAAGACCGTGGACACGAGGTAGACGACTGGCCAATGCTCCCTGGTAATACGGTTAGGAATATTGAGGAGGCAAAATGACGACTACAACCGCAACAGAGTATCAATTCACCGCGTCCATCCAGTCTAAAGGCAAGCAACGTAATTCCGAGGGGTGGTCTCTAACCTTAGACTGGAAGCTGCCAGGGTCAAAATATGACCTGGTTCTTTATGGTCGTGACTGGGACGATGTTGCCAATTGGGATGTTGGGGACCGCGCTATCTTCATGATTAGTCAAGGTGGTCTCAAAACCGGCAAAGACGGACGCTACACCAGCGACTACTTCTGGAACCTGCAAGACATCGTGGGTGGCGATAACGTGCCAGCCAGCCGCCCCACCAACCGACCTGCCGCGACCGCACCCCAGGAGGCCCCACCGGTCGATTCTGGCCCTCCTGTGCGCCAGGATGATGTCCAGGTCCGTATCGAGAAGGGCATGGCGTTCAATGCAGCCTACACTCTCTTGGCCAAGGCCAAGGCTCCATCCACGATGGACCTGCGTAAACTGTGGTCCGAGATTTACCACGATGTCATAGAGCGCGGAGTCCCACCCTTACATTACTGCTTCGACCATGACGAGCCGCGTAAGCAAACTGAGAAGGGCGGGTGGTTCCACCCCATGGTGGACGGGGACCACCTCGGCTACTGCGTGGAAAATGAGGGGTTTGTCCCTGGCAACAAACCAGAGCAGATTGAGGAACCGGAACCTACAACCGCCGAAGATGACCTAGATGACCTTTATAACAACACCGACCGTTAAATTCTCCCCCCAGGAGCTCGATCAGGAGGCGGAGCGGGAGCAGGCCGCGGCGGAACATTAAGATTCTTGTCGGAAGAATGAGCGTATGATGAAAGAAGTATTTAACATCGAAAGTGCTGTTCGGGAACATTGTGCCGAAGGAATATTCGGACTTTTCAGTGGTGGACATGACTCGTTATGCTCAAGTCATATCGCCTCGCGCCATCCCGATTTCCAAGGCGTCATTCATTGCAACACCGGCATCGGCATCCCACAAACCACGGAGTTTGTGAAAGATACCTGCAAGCAACATGGATGGCCCCTCTATGAGTACCACGCCCGAGAACGCAATGGCCTTCCTATATACGACGATATGTGCTTGCGCCTTGGGATGCCCGGTGGACCTATGGCCCATCAGAGCCAATACCATGTTCTGAAGGAAGAGCAAATATCAAAGGCAGTGCGAGAACACCGAGTAGGGAAATCGCCAGTGGCCTTGGTGACAGGCATACGCAAGCAAGAGAGTAATCGGCGGATGCACAGTGTAATATCAACGCCCTCTCGGTTAGACAAGAAAAACCGCTTATGGGTTAATCCAATCCTTGATTGGTCCGCGCGGGATGTGAATGACTACATCGAGGACAACCGCTTGACCCGCAATCTCGTTGTGGACTTGCTACATCGGTCCGGCGAATGTCTCTGCGGGGCCTTGGCTCGGCCCGATGAAATTAAGGAGATCGACTATTGGTTCCCCGATGTAGCTGCCCGTATCTACGCCTTGGAAAAAGCTTGCTTCGAGAAAAGGCTCCCCTTCTTATGGGGGTCGCACAAAGTAGAACGACCCCCCATCGAACAGCTAGAATTGCCCATGTGCCAATCCTGCACGACACGATGGGACGACTGAATCTTCTAGAACGGAGGGATGATGTTAACCACGCAAGAAATCCCAGTCATTAAAAGGGCACAACTCATCGGACCAGTGAAGGGCTTTCTACGCGCTGGCGTTGTAGGTAAAGGTCGTTGACCTGGCATGGCCCTCTCTGTACTGCGAGGGGTAAAGTTCTACAAAGTGGAAGAGGACGGGTACATAGTAGAATACTGTACTGTGCAAGACGACCTCTTTTGCCAGGCTCTCGACGACGTAGCTAAGGCATTGGGTTATGTTGACCGTTTGGAATACAACCGCGTATGTGAGGCTGACCCCAATGAAATCCGACGGCGGATTCGAGCCTTATAAATCTTAGCCAGGAAGAACGGATTATGGAACACGCGCCGGAACCTTGGGTAGTCAAAGACGGCGGACTACTTGGCCCAAGGAATAAACCGTCTATCGCAAAAGTGTTGAGTTCGGGGACTTTCGAAGGAGACCAAATCGCGAAGGCTGATGCCCGGCGCATCGTGGCCTGTGTCAATGCCTGCGTTGGATTCGAGACTGATCACCTGGAAGAGTTAGAGCCAGGATGGATCAAGGAAGTCTACGATAATAGACCTCATATCCCAGCCTAGGAAATCTTCTAGCCAGAATGTCGCTAAATCCAAGACATTCGATAGTTTAAGGAGGGAAAGCATCTAATGGAAGCTGAACACAAGTGGCGCTATCGCGTAAACGTTGGCCGGTCGGTCAAGGGAATCGTTACCCCGGATTACACCGTGGAAGGCACCGATGTCACAGAAGAGGAGTTCCTAGAAAAACTTGCGTGGTTAGAAGCTGAAGTCCTACGCCGGTATCCCCTCCAAGTTGAATGAGAGAAACTGTTATGAAACATATTGTTGCTCTATCAGGTGGCAAGGATTCCACGGCTATGGCCTTACGGTTAGCTGAAGTAGAGCCACAGGACTATGAATATGTTATTACACCGACCGGCGATGAACTGCCTGAGATGTATGCTCATTGGCGGAAGCTCGAAGGATTGCTTGGGAAAGCCATGACCATAATTAACAAGCGAAGTCTCAAGGGAGTCATTAAAATTCATCAAGCACTGCCGAATTGGAGGATGCGTTTTTGCACAACCGATATTAAAATTATTCCGTTCAATGAATATCTCTTGCGAATGTGGCCCTGCACCGCCTACGTGGGGATGCGCGCAGACGAGCCCTTCGAGAAACGTAAGGGCAATCGTGTACATGGTGGCATTGAACAGCGGTTCCCCTTGAGAGAATGGGGTTGGACCATCAGCGATGTACTCGATTATCTAGAGTTCCGAGGAGTGACCATTCCACCACGGACTGACTGCGCTAGATGTTTCTTTCAAACTATCGCCGAGTGGAAACGGCTATACGAGGAGCATCCAGAAATCTATGCTGACGCTATAGCTGAAGAAGAATCTACCGGACATACCTACCGTAGTCCAGGGCGCGACACCTGGCCAGCCTCTCTTAAAGAACTGGCCTCAGAGTTTGACCGAGGACGTATGCCTAGAACGAAGCCATCTATGGAAGGGCGTCCAACTATGTGTTCAACATGTGCCCGCTAAATGAATGACCCGTCGTAGGCAACCCACCAACGTTATTCACTGCTCCGTGGACGGGGCCTACGCACTGTGTGGCGTAAGAGACCCGATGCACTGGGTACCAAAGATGGAATGGGTCACCTGTAAAACTTGCTTGCGGGTATACAGTGGATGAACTACGTCTTTACTGTCCCAGGCCCACCCCTCGTTAAACGCCGACCGCGCCATATGGTAACCACAGGTGGAACGGTACGCACCTACTCACCGGACGAGACCGTGGAGGCCGAGGAAGCTGTGCGGGTAGCCCTCAGGGAGACGATAGCGGGCGTCCAGCCCACAAAGGACCCCTACGCGGTCATCTGCCGGTTTTATACGCGCAACAGAAGCAAAAGGGACTTGGATAATCTCGGGAAATTAGTCCTTGATGCTTTGAATGGCATCGTGTGGATGGATGACTCCCAGGTGTGGCAACTGTACTTGCGCCGGGAAGTTGATCGGCTGAATCCCCGTACTGAAATAGAAATCTGGACGATGCCGGTCACGTAGGTCATATAAGTGATATAAGTGATATAAGTGATGTAGGTCACACGGTTCGAGTCGGACTTGACAGAGGGTTCCTAGCCCGTGGGATAATAGCCCCGACTCATTTCACCTCCTGCCGCTCGTCCGGCCTGCTGTGGGATCACTGCGCTTGGTGGTCCCGGACGAGACAGTGGGCCCGGGGGGGCGGATTTTTATGCCTCTAGATATTTACTGGCATCTAGCGACCGGTGCCCTCATCGATGGGGATATTCGCAAACGCCTTAAAAACTACAAGACGACCGAATTAAAAGCGACTGCGCGTGAGATCGCCAAGATGCAAGGTCCCCTTGCTAGTGTTCTCAAGGATTTAGGGCTACCGCCAGTAGAGAAGCCGTTTTGGGCTGGCAAAGTCTTAAGGTCTATTCAAGATGAGATCACCCAACGTGAGAACCCGACGCCCAGAACTCAGTGGCATCGTCCAGACTTGCTGGCGACCGTTGAAAAGGCCGGGGTTATCCTCAAACAAAAGGGTAAGCAATATTGGGGCATTTGCCCATTTCACAAAGAAACCGATCCCTCTTTTACGATCAATATAGAGACGCAGAAGTGGCGGTGTTGGGGTGCATGTGGGACCTGGGGAGACAGTATAGATTTTGTGCGGAGGATGCGCGGTGATAGACCATCTACTGGATAATTTAGGCGAAGACGACCTAGACAATCTCGCTATCGTTGAACACCTACCCAGCAGAGACCCTTACGCAGCTAATGGACAGGTACACATGGAGCGCCCCATTACAGACGAGACCCTAGCAGTCTTCCGAGCCTCGGAACTCCGACGGGAGCGAACAGGTATCCACGCCAAGGTAGAGATTCTTTTCAACAACGTGCCTCTTCGTTGGTCTAATTTCAACACTGACAAGGACGGGGACAGAACAACCTTGGCGAATGGCGCCCACGCCATGCTCTCCCCGCTGTTGAAGGAACAATATCCCAAGGCTGCCATGAAAGCCGACCTAGATCGGTTCTGCTGGCGAATATGGGATACCCATCTCGCATCCCAAGATGCTGAAATGGTGGCCGGGGACGTTGACGAACCCTTGCACTTCTTATTGAAACCGTACGTCATTGAGGGCGGTGGGACCATCATCTTTGCGCCGCCAGCACGCGGTAAGAGTTACACGTTGTTGGCGATGGCAATTTCTATAGACGCAGGATCGGACACCCTTTGGCCAGTGGAGAGGAAACGTAAAACCCTGGTAATTAACCTGGAGCGGTCGGCATCTTCTTTGCGACGCCGGTTAGGAATGGTTAATTTCAGTCTTGGGTTGGATACTGCCCGTCCCTTATTGTTACTCAATGCCCGTGGGCGCTCGTTGTTGGATATCCGAGACGCGGTAGCTCGGACCGTGGATAAACACCAGGTCGAGTTTATAGCCCTGGATTCGCTCTCACGGGCCGGTATGGGGTCTTTAACGAAGGATGACGTGGCAAACGCCACGATGGACTTATTGAACGCCCTAGGGCCGTCCTGGTTAGCCATAGGGCACACGCCACGCCAGAACGAGGACCACGTGTTTGGTTCTCAGCACTATGACGCCGCCGCTGATATTGGGGTGAAGGTCCTGAGCCAGCGCCGGGACAACACGCTGGGCGTCGGGCTACAGATTGTCAAAGAGAATGATGTTGGCCCAACGCAAATTGGGACATGGGCCTACGAGTTTGACCAACACGGGTTGCACGAGATTCGGAAGGCAAGAACCGGGGAGTTTGCGGTGGTAGAGAGTAGCCAAACCTTGCCGGTCCCAGACCAAATGATTGAGTATCTCCTTGATCAGGACCATGGACGAGCATCAGGATCAGACATCGCTTCAGCGTTGCACATTGACCGGGCCAACGCCTCTAGGATTCTAAACAAGGACGAACGCTTTGTACGGTTAGGCCAAGAGGGTCACACGGTCTTTTACGGGGTAAAACAGCGAAATTAAGTGTGTAATTGAGGTCACGCCTAGATCGCGGTCTCCCAGGCACGAAATATTTTAAGTGTGTAGTGTGTAATCCCTATACACAGTTCGTTACACTCACTGTTTAAGTGTGTGATTTGTGTGTACAAGTGTGTAGTTACACACTTAGGGAATCTTTTCCCATATTGGCCTCCGCACAGTAAGTACAATGGTCATGCCCCTCGCCGTCCGCCACGCGGTACTCCTGGTCGGGGAATACGTGCCCGCACTTGTGACAGCGTGGCAGTTGGGCATCCCGTTCACACGAGCAGGCATCGTGGTGCCGAGCGTAGCGGGCGTTGACCTGGCCGGTGTACCCACCGCAGGTCTGGCACTTTTCGATAGCAAAGGCGTCGCGGATAGCTTGGTCCCCTTGGGCCTGGTACTCGGAGTCTCGGCGGACCCTGGCTTCGAGCTGTTCGCGTAAGGCTTCCATGTCTAGTCCCATGTTATCCTCCTGTTGCTTGCGTGATCGCAGATTGGAGCGCATCACGAGCCGGTTTGTCTTTGCCTAACTCGAAGTCTTTGGTTGTTATGCTGTCTAATATCTTCCAAGCGATCTCCGCAGCCTCCAACAAATCCGGTGCGGCAGCGATCAGGCGGGCGTTGGCTTCGTGGTTCGTTTCGACAATCCAGACTGGTTCAGTTTGGCTTTCAATTACATAAGCTGGCTTGCGGCTTAGTTGGCCTGTAGAACCCAGGTTTACACCTTTGTTTGTCCTATAGCCCCAAGGTCCCGGTGTATGTTCAGCCATTGTTTATCCTCCTTCGGCTTTCGTGATCGCAGCTTCTGCCTTTGCCTTGGCTCCTGGCCAGCCGTCTATGAGAGCAACGAGCACTTGAAGGTTTTCCAGCAACGCAGGCGCGGCAGCATGGAGCGGGCAGAATGTAATGACGTAGCTTAGGTTGCCCCAGTCGTAGGTTGGCGTAATGGCACATCCACACTCAGGATCATGAATTTCCATTGTTATCCTCCTTGGCGGCTAATTCCCCGTAACGCAGGCTATAATGAACGCCTGGCGGTCAAATGGCTCATGGTCTCTCGTGCAATAGTCGTCGCAAGCGTGGTTGGTGGCATCGGCCGCTAGGTAGTCGGCCAGCCGGTGAATGATCCCATTGAGACCAACACATTGGAGCCCGTCGATACACCGTGTTCCACTAGCCACGCGATGAATGTTGACGCTAAATCCTCTGTCCGCAGGGTGCCGGTGGAAATAGAGCCTAGCTGGAATAGTTTGGTGGTTGTCATGGTGGTTAGCTCCCAAAGTAGAATTGTTGGGCGTAGGTTAGCAGGGCATCGCTGTCAACCTGGAAGTATTGGGCCCAGGGTGTCCCCCAATCTTGATATTCCATGTACGCACGGTTTGGCTCGTTGTAGTTGCCAAGATCGCCACGGATACGGCAGGCTGGACCACCAGTACAGAGCAGGATTTCAAACTCTACGGCTACCATATCCTCACCCGGCGTGAACCAGCCGGAGCGCACTTGGATCGATAAAGGGTCTTCTTGGATAGCTTCGTAGGCGTTGTCTTTATCGTGGTACATTTCGCGTTCTTCGTCGGTGGCTTCGCTGCTGGGAGCGTAGAGGTTGAGGCCGTCATAGATTTGCTCGTTGGTCAATTCACAATCATCGCCGTCGCATTCTCTGGCGTGTTCCAGGCGTTCGACCATTGCCGTGATTGATTCCATTTGAGCCTTAGCTTGGCCCTCTGCGCGGTCTGTATCTGTTGCCATGGTTACTCCTCCTAATATGGGCACACTCGGTCGTATTGGGAGCCTGTTGATGAGGTATTGGTTTGGTGGTCCTCCTTAGCACTCATGGCTTTTGCTGTGATGTTCACACAGAGGCGTCCAGCAATGGGAACAAATTGTGTTGACTCGACAATGTTGATTTCCTGCCCTGGTGACGCACCGCTTACAATAGTGCATACTCTTGACGGTAAGTAAGACTACCATTCCATCCTCCTAATATGGGCACACTCGGTCGTATTGGGAGCCTTTGGATTCGTCGATAGGTTCCTTAGCGATTATGATGGGCCAGCCTCTAGGATCGCCTTGCTCTTGCACGTAGAGGCCATACCTATCCGCCAGAGCTTGGACCCGGAGCCACAAGTTCCGTTCGCGGGTTTCCTGCCTCGGAGTTAGGCCGTAGTTGCAATCGTTCTCATGGGACCGATGCAGGGACCGGCCAAGACGTTGCAGGGTGAACACGTCCATCAAGTCTATGCCAAGATTGCATAGGCGGCTCTGATTTTCCCGTTTGATACTCGCGTTTGATTCCATCATTCCCTCCTAAGTTTAGCCTTCATCGGCACGGGTTTTACCCGTGGACGCCGGGGCGACCGGCGTTTCTGGCTTTAGGCTTGGTGTGCGAAGATGTCATTAAGCCTACCCTGTGGGGGGCTGTCTTGCAGTGGGACACTAGCAGTACCAAAGCCGTAGAAGCAGGCTTTAGTGTCTATGCGGTTAGCCTCGCGACGGACAGCTTCAACATTGAGCAATGCGCCCATGTGGGTATCGAATGGTCCCAACAACAGGCTGGAACGTGGACCGTCGATTACCGAGACATAGTAGTGACCTGGCTCGTTGTTGATCGTTTGATCGTTGTAATAGGTTGCCATGATCTTCACTCCTCCGATTTAGGTTAGCCGGTTTTCTAGCTAGGCTTGCATATCAGGGTTGGCCGCAATGATGTCATAGATTGTCTGCCAGTTTTTAGCGGCTTGATCGGCATCCTCTTTAGCGGCATTGATAGCCTTGATGACATCCTTGAAGGTCTGGGCGGTTAAACCCTTTTTGGTGAGTCTGGCATAGCTGGCTAGGCTACGCTTGGCCGCCTCAGCGTGGGAATGGGCGCTCTGTGCTAGATAGAATACGCGGGTTGTGTCATCCATAATCATTGTCATAATCTTCACTCCTCCGATTTAGGTTGCTTATCGAGTTACAGACACGTTACCACGCCGTAACCGCTCTGTCAACCCCCCAGTTGACAAACCCGAAATATTGGAGTAACCTCTGCGTATGGCAACAATTCGAGCACCCAACGGCTTTGATGATCCTGTGGCGTTGACGCGTTATAGGGCCAAGAAGTCTGGGCGCTGTGTTGTCTGTAACGCTTCCATTTATGGGTATATTGGGAAGCAATATTGTTCTACGCGTTGCAAGGTCAGAGCTTTCAGGCAGCGCCACAAAAGTGATGGTTAGATTCGTGACAGGCAAGGAACGAGGCTCAGCGCCCACCAGGGCGGCAATTGAACGCCGGAAACGGCGGACAGAGGAACGCTGGGCGCGCCGGTCTGGACCTGTACGAATCATAAGACCAGCCAACATTCCAGATCGAAAGTCTGGACCGCCAGCGTAGGGATTTATCCAACCTACAACATAGCTGGGGGGCGTGTCGTCGTGGATAGACCACTGAAGGAACCACGTTTAAAGCGGGTGGGTGCGCCAGTCTAGGGTACGTGGAAGTAGTGGTGAGACGGCGGGTGGAGCCTACCCGGTATCCACTTCTAGCGCAAAATTTTGGTCCGCTGCTATGGGCGTTCTTTGTCTCTCGTGCAACCAATCGGCATGGTTATCTTCGCACTAGCTAGGGAGACGGACGTTAGCGAGCCCGCAGGATTAGCGAGCGGTGTCTGTCTCCCCCATCCTAGATCGTCTGAATCCTACAAAATACCACCCACACGGTTAAAATACGCCTAGGTCGTTGCTTCCTTATTAGAATACGGGCTCCGATTTTTTCTTTTTCGCTACCCGCTTGGGCCAAAACCTACGGTTCTAGACTCCCTAGGCATGGACAGTTGTCCTGGACATGTCTACCTTGTCCACCCCACGCGGATAACTCCGTTTTATCCTTCGGAACTACGTTATCCGCTTTGTTGGTTGCCTTTTATCTACCGCGTATGGTACCGTTTGGCTATGCCGATACCAGAGAATTCTTCCGCTGATTTTCCACTAGCCGAGGAATCTACCACCGAGTTGGACGCCCTGGACGTGGAGCCAGGTTCTCCCGAGAGTTATGGCTTTTTTCGCAGTGTTACCCCACGGGAAAAGGCAGCCGTTTGGGACCGTCAAGAGGCGTTCTTAGCGGCCTATCGGGAGACTGGACGCATCAACAAAGCAGCGGAGGCGGTGGGTATGTCTCGGCAGGCTCCGGTGCATTGGCAAAACGGAGACGTCTTCGGCTTCCGAGAGCGAATCAAGGATGCCCATCGCGACTGGTGCGAGGCCAAGATAGAGGGATTGATTGACGAACGCCTAGCCAACCCGCAAGGCAACCGAGGCTCCGACATTCTCTTGATGTTCCAAGCTAAGGCGGAAATGCCGGAGAAGTACCGTGAAGAGGTCAAGATTATCGACACCGGCTCGACCAAAGACCTACTGGCCGAACTTCGCAAACAAGGCAGGCCCCGTATTGTGGAAGGTACCGCTACCCCTATTGACGATCCCAGTCCACCCACACTACCAGAGCCACCGAAGCCCAACGATTCAGCCTCCGAGTAGCCCCTGCTAGGCGTCTAGGTGGAAGATTGGAGCCTTGACCTCTTCACGTCCCAATTAAGGAATACCCCCACCTTATCAGTGAGTTGGTGGGTGTTGGGAGGTGAGAGAGTGGGGAGGAGTTGGCGGTGAGGCTGGTGTTCGTTGAGCTTGTTGGTGAGTGAGTTGAGTAGGGGGAGTGTGGTTTAGGTGTTGAGTGTTGGAAGGTGGTGGCCACCCCCGACAGAACTCCAACCCCAAAAAAGTTCTCGGAGGAAAGATGGAAACGTGCAAGTCGGTAATATGTCTAAGCGCAGCGGGGCCGATTATGGCATGTGGATTAGTGGAAGGGCACCCAGGGGATCACAAGGGATGGAATCCACAGGATAGGTATGATTCTCTTCAGTTCAAGGTTGAATGGCCAGTTATACAACACGCAGAACTGGAGTCTGGTTACTGGGAGAGAGAGGCGATAGAGGCACGAATGAGGGGTACGGTCAAGCACCGGAATGACTGAGGTCGGAGTGCAGGTTTGCATATCGGAGGACGTTCACGGGCGTGCGGAGGGGATTGTGAGGTTAGACGGGTTGGCGTGGAAGGCCATCTTGCAGACATATCCGGGGGCGGTGTTTGATAGGATAGCGGATGAGGTTGTGGAGGGGTGTGAGGAGATGCTGGGGAAGCATCATCACCGGGTAACATTTGGGACTATCGAGGAGTAGGAGAGATGTGTCAAACCTGCGATCTAGAAGATGCTTTACAGGATCGCCGGGTGGTTGACGAATATCTGGCGACTAAGGGGCTGGTTTCGAGACGATCTTCCGGCGATGGGGGACCTAATAATGCCGTGCAGCCGGTGTTTTCTGATGGTCAAGGAGAAGCCGAGTTGGTATCAGAAACATGGGCGGGTTTGCCGGAATTGTGTCCAGAGTGCCAAGCGCCGCTCTCGCAACAGGGAGTAGGCGCAGGGACCGGCGACATCTCGTGGGCTGATTTTGCTGTTTGCGGGCGGGGGCATACGATCTCTCTGTTATAATCGTCTCATGCCGATAAAGAGCCACATTCTCTGGATTGGGGTGTTGGTTCTGGGAATGGCACTGATAATTTATGGGATTCGCCAACTTTAATGCTGACTGAAGAGGCCGTTTTGAAGGGAAAGTTGACGCTCAGGCGGGACTCTGACCAGCTGGCGTACATGGTGGCCGTGGGGCTGGCAGACCGATGGATGGTCGGGCAGGTGTTGACTGGATTGCCTGTGGTGGAGTGGCCTTTCGGGGACTTGACCTCTTGCCAGTACGTGCTGGTGGGGACAGACGTGCAGGAACCCGAGATAGCCTGTGCCGAGTTGGGGATGGAATAATGAGCGCAGCGATGGTTTGGTTGGTCCAGGGGATTAAATAATGGTGGAAGCTGAGCTGCCCCCAGACGACTGGAGCCTGCCAGTGGTAGCGAACCTCCACCTCACCCGTGGGGAACTTCTCTGCATCGACTTCTTCACCTGTGGGGACTACCTGTCCAAGATGGGTTGGGACCTGGAGGACATCGCTGAGACCTGGGAAGACTTCCGCAGGGTCGTCTATTTGGCGATTCACGAACTCTCGGTGCCCAAGACTCGTCATTTACCCTTGCAGCCACCCATAGTTGGTGGCCCCTGGCCGGTCTATCCAGTCAAAATCCCTCCAGAACTGGTCCAGTTCCTGTTTATGTTCCTGCCACCATCTTTCAAGTGGGGCACCGGCGCAGACGAAGGGCACTCTTTGAAGATTAAACTGGCAGCTAACTTGATGAACCTACCGGAGGACCAAGATGCCGATAGCACCGACCAAGCCGAAAGTGCTCCCAAGGACACACCCGCTACCGAAGCCTGATCCGAAGCCTCTTTTCGAACCGGCACGCGTATGCCCGGACCAAATTATTCGATTTGTGCCGTAGGGAGTTTCGGAGTACAATGGCTGCATGCCATACAAAGATAAGGATGCAGCCAAGGCTCATGCTCGGGAATACTATCTCAGGAATGGGGACACCCTTCGTTTAAAAGCAAAACAGTACCGTGAGGAGAATAGAGAAGCCCTATTAGCTGTCCAGGCCCGCTGGAGGGTTACACACCCTAACCAAAAAAAGGAATGGGATCAGCAAAATAAGGCTTACATTCTGGCCTATGCTAAAGAGTACCGAGATTCCCACAAAGACGATACCAAACGTTGGTGGAAAGAGTGGTACGCAAAGAACCGGGATCAAGTCTTAGAGCGCAATCGTCAAAAGCGTCAGGCGAACTTAGAGCAAGCCAGAGAACGTGAGCGCCAATACGAGAGTGCCCATAAAGGTCGCAGCCGCATCAAGGAAGAAAAACGCAGAGCGCGTAAAGCTAACCTGCCCGATACACTTACACAACGGGAATGGGAAATAATTCTTGATTTGTTCAATCACCAATGTGCTTATTGTGGAGACGAAGGTGAATTGGCCCAGGACCATGTCATTCCAGTGACTCAGGGTGGTGGCTACGTGAAGGAAAATATCGTTCCTGCCTGCAAGTCTTGTAATTCTTTCAAGGGAAATCGGTCTTTACCCATCACATTAAGGTTGGGTATTTGATGGCTCCTTACTCCGACCTGAAACCCCGCGCCTTCACCAATTACAACTCCTACCAGGAAGAGTGCTGGCAGGTTTTTGACCACGCTTTTCACGCCTACACGTACAATTATCCTGGGCTTTGTCACCCATCTCCTTCCTTTATATATAATGAAGCGGACTATCTGGCCTGGCGGGAGAAGTTCCACGAGGCCTGGCAGAAGGAATCAGATGGCCGGGGGAAGTCCTTCGGCCAAGTCGGGCTTCAGGAAGGCCAGTACCCCGAGAACCTGTATTTGTATCTGTACGAGGCATTTGTGGTGGCCGAGCAGCACAAAGACGAGATTTTTACGTATGCCTAGTGCGTCGGAGAAGCAAAGAAAGTTCATGGGTGCCGAGTTAGCCCACAAAAGGGCCGGGAAACCTACTCGGACCAAGATGACCGCAAAACAACTCAAGGATTTTGCTAAAAAGCCGGTAAAGAGGGGGCACTGAGTTGCTGGGACTGGACCAAACACTCCAGCAGGATCAGGAAATCCCCGAAGCGTCAGCGACCCTGTACGGGCGGCTGGGCTTTGAGGTCACCGGGCCAGAGCAAAAAGCAATCCTGGTCTGCCGGAAGCGATTTATCGGCATTAGCGGCGGCGAGGGTTCGGGCAAGTCTAAAATTGCCAGCGAAATCTGGCTAGGCCGCTGGCCGGACGATATGGCTGGCAACCCAGGCGTGGGAGATGGCCTTGGCCCCCCTCTGATTTACTGGCTGGTCGGGGAAGATTACTCTCAGGTTACCGAGGAATTCCGTTACATCAAGATGGACCTTATAGAGTTGGGCTTCCCAATAGAGAAAACTTCCACCGAACGGGTCGATCCTGGCCATATTGAACTGAAACTCCCAGATGAACGTCAGTCCCGGTTCCGGATAGAGACGAAAAGCGCCGGGGACCCATCGAAACTCACCCGCCAACGGCCCCACGGGATAATATTCTGTGAGCCTGGGCAGTCGGATGTGGTCGTATATGAACGCCTGAACGGGCGCGTGGCGGGCACACGGGGCTGGATGGCCCTGGTCGGGACTTTGGAAGGTTCAGTTGGCTGGTATCCGCAACTATTACAGGCTTGGTCGGCGGGAAGTGGCGATGCCCAGAGTTTCAAGCTCCCCGCGTGGACGAATACTCATTATTATCCGGGCGGCAGACAAGACCCGGAGATTCTGAGGCTCGAACGGGAGAGCACCGACACCTACTTCATGGAACGGATTGCTGGCGAGGTCGTGCCTCCCAAGGGGCTCGTAATTACCGAGTTTCGGGCCGATTTACACGTCAGGGATGTCCAATACGACCCCGAGTACCCTGTTTATCTGTGGGAAGACCCCGGATATGGTGCCCATAGCGCCCATGCGCTGGTCGTAGTGCAGAATATCGACCGGCAACTCCGTGTGGTAGACGAAATCTATGAAAGGGGCTTGACAACTCAGGAAATCATCCGAATGGCACAGATGCGCCCCTGGTGGAACTCAGAAAAGCACCTGGTTTCCGACCCTCATTATAAGGACCAGCACCACGCCAACCATTCGGTCTCGGATGTCTGGCGAATAGAGGCGGGATTGGAGGCTCAGGGTGAACGGGTCAGGATTTTACCAGGTATCGACCGGCTGAGGACCTATTTTATTCCCGATCCAATCACAGGGGTGCCGGGAATAGTCATCGCACCTCATTGTAAGGGCGTCCTAAGCGAACTTGGGGCGGCTTTGGACCCGTTTGACGGACGATCCTTCCATCCGTGGAAGTGGAAAGAGACCAAAACCGGCGAGATTGTTGGGGCGGAACCCTTGGAGGAGTATAATCACTCTTTGAAGGCCCTCATATATGGGATAGTCCACAACTTTGGATATGCTCATAGTGACGAAAGACGGGTTGCAACGGTGATTCGGAGACGCTGATGATAAAATCTCCTCGGACACCTGAGCAATTCGAATATGCGATAAATGTAATCTACAATCGAGCAAATGCCATGCGTCGAGATAATTATTATCCAGGAGCCTATGAGGACTATCAACGTTTGCAATCCTTAAAGCAAAAATATGCCGCACGGTTCCCCGAGGAATACTCTGAGTTTGATTCTTAGATTTCTACGGTTATTGAAGTGCAGTGAGTAATGCCGACAACTGACGAAATCATAAAAAGGGGTGGTCGAGTCTCCATTGTTTTGTGCGTTGAACACGACAGGTGCGGCAATGCCTACGCTCTTTATATATGTAGGTGTTGAAAAGGTCATAAATATGTCCGTGCGGACAGTGTGTTTTAGCCCGATTCTTGTGAGCTAGTGCCTCACCCGATATCCCACGTTGCATATTTAGTTGATGAGAGACAGCCTCAAGATGGTCCCAATTTACACAAGGTGGATTACGGCAAAGATGGTCAAGTTCAAGCCCTTCGGGAATCGGCCCACTTTTGAGAACATAGCTAAATCGGTGAGCTAATACGAGTTTGCCGTTAGGACGAAATTGTCCATATCCATTCGGATTTCGGTAGGCAGTCCATATCCAGCAGGATGTTCCATGAAAGAGAGGACCAGTTTTATCAACCTTGGCCCAGAAAAGCTGGATGGTGGTATCATTAAAGAGCATCGGGAGACCTCCTCTCTCGGTGTCGTGCGGTGGACTGTTGACCCAGTTCCACCGCCTCATATTATAGCATAAGGAGTAACTGGAGAAGGTTATGGCTACACCAGAGGATATAATCCGTATGGTGGATAAGATGGAGTCGGACCGTGCCTCCTTGCATGAGCGCATGGATAAAGACTTCGACCGCTACAATCTGGTGGCCTACGCCGGTGAGACGGACGAGAATGGCAACCCATTACTCAACGGGTACAAGAAATTCACCTCTAATGACCCCCGTACCTCGATGAATCTTGCCGTCCATCTTCTGTCCACTGCCCCGGCACTGATTAGGGTCCGAAAGCCCAAGGCTCAGAAGGCCCAACGAGAAACGGACAATCTGAAGGAACTTTTCGCCTTGGGTATCCTTCAGGCAGCAGATACCCGTCGTGCTGACCTCATGATGCCATCCCTTCAGGACTCTCTAGCGGCCCAATGCCTCATGCGAGGCCGAACGGCGCAGAGAGTCTTGCTTATTAAGGAAGACATCGACCCGTCAGAGATAGAAGCGACTGTTGAAGAGATTCCGCTTGAGACTGTGGGCGAAGAGGGGAAACCAGTAGAGGGGATAGCTACTTCAACTACCCGCACCTACGTGGATATTCAAGATTGGGACCCCCGTAATACGTACTGGGGCATGGGAAAACATGGGTTGGCCTGGGCTTGCCATAAGGTGTCGAAGACCGCCGAGGCCATCAAGACCGAGTTCGATATCACTATAGAAGAAGGAAACCTGGATTCCTCTATGGAGTTCGCCGTCTACGACTATTTTGACGAAACCGACAATCAAATCATAGTTTCCGGGGGTAGAGAGGCCAAATCGAAAACCCCCCACGGGATGGGCAAAGTCCCGGTGGATATCCACATGGTTGGCGGGTTACCCTTCTTCCAAGCGGCTGGCAAAGATTACGAGGTCAACTACGGGGAGAGCTTCTACCAGTCCGACCGGGAAATGTACGACCAGCAGAACTTTATCCTGTCCGTGTTGGCCGAACTGAGCAAACGGTCCATCAGCCAGGGCCTCCTGGTCTTCTCTCAGGATGGGAAACTCAGCCTGGAGAGTGACCCGAGAGTAAGTGGCGCTGAAACACAACTGAGGACCACCCAAGAAGACGTTAAAACGATGCCACCGATGGAGATGGTCAAAGAAAGTGGGGCGCTGATGGGCGTGATCGCCCAGATGGTGCAGCGCGGCACCTTCCCGGCATCGGTTTTTGGTGAGTTGGCCTTCCAACTATCGGGATTTGCCATCACCCAGCTAAGGCAGGGGATGGAAGCCCCGATCAGTCCGTCGGTGAAAACTACCAAGACCGCCCTCAGGGGCATCCTCAACATTCTGGCCGACGCCTACGTTTCCGCGAACTTTGATGTTATGACCCTTAGTGGCCGGATGCAAGACGTGGAGCGGACTGACTTTGAAGAGGAGATGTCTCTGGACGCGATCAAGGAAGGCGGGTTGATCGAGGTCGAAATCGTCCCACAACTACCTCAAGACGACGCGGCCAAGGCAGCTCTTGCGCAAATCCTTACCTCTGGTGATGTCCCCCTTGTCGATCACCGGTTTGCGCGTGAGAACATTATCCAGTTGCAGGACGTGGAGCAGGTCGAACGGGCGGTACAGGAACAATTGGCAAAGACAGGCAGCCCGACCGCTTTGGCCTTCAGTAATATGTTGGCAGCGGCAGAGCAAGGGGACATGGAACTCGCCCAGGTCTGGCACATGGAGTTCCAAATTCAAATGATGCAGCGAATGCACGAAATATCCCAGCTAAAAGCAATCGGTTCTACCCCTAATGGGGAAACGAACGGTACAAATGGAAGAACACCTCGTCCATCACCAGAGGTGGCGCCCGCCCAAGTTCAGGGTATCCCATTGCCACCTCCAACACCCCAGGCCGGGCCGATCGCGGCCCCAGGGACACCACGGCCTAACAGGAACGGAGCAGCTGGGGGCTTGCCCCCTCTATAAGGAGACCTACCGATGCCTACCACACAGGTTTACGACTACGACAATGGCACAGCCTATAGCGTCACGGGTACGACCGAGCAAATAGCGGATAAGCTAGAACAATTGGGGTTCGACCGTGAAGATGCGGAGCGAGACCGCATTGTAGTGGATAAAAGGGCCGTGTCTGGCCCGGATGCTATTGCCAATGCTGACCCTAGCCTTGTCAGAGGTATCCGTGAGCAATTTAAGAACCATACCATCGACCAACTTATGCAGTACGTGGGGGTTGGCGATATTGTCAAGCGTGAAATTGCACGGGAGATGTTGGAAAGCAAATATAACGTTGACTGGACGAAAGGGCGCGTTACCCCGACTAGTGCCTTGGCCCCAGGAAGCACCCCCGCTGGCAGGGTTACTCCCCGTGGTGGTGGTGGCGCATCGGGAGTTCCACAAGATACTGGCGGCGGTGCGGTCCCAGTTCCAGTTCCAGATTTCCTTCCTCCTATCAGACCAGAAGTGCAGCGAAGGATCGACCTTTCTCAAAGTAGAGAAGGTCGAGCGCAGCTTTACAGGGAGTACCTGTCTGGACTGGGGGAAGCTCCAGGGATTGTGCAGAGGCAACGGCAAGCGCAGTTTAACCCCTACTCCAGACTATTTGATATTGGACAGGGCCTTGGAGATTTCGGCCCAGAGACAACCTTCCGTCAGACCTTGCCGGAGGGGCTTGGACGCCCTGATCCCGGATTTGTTCAGACCCAACTTGAAAGGGTTCGCGATTTACTGGCTGGGGATAGGCCGGAAGGTGAACGGGGTGATTACTATGCTGGATTACAGTCTGACCCAACTAGACAGTTTGGTATGCTTTTTGACACTGGGTTGGGTCAGACTATGGCTCCTCGTTTTCGTCCAGGAGTGCGGCGTAGAGCCGCAGAGAATTTTGGCCGGGCAGGGGACGTTGCTATAATCCAGGCTGGGTTAGGACAAACTGCACAGGACCCATTCGGTGGATTTTTGGAGCAGGGCACCGACTTTGCGGGACCGAGTAGCGATACTTACCGCCAAGCGATTGGGAACGCTGCGTTCATGCTTGGGTCGCCTTTTGAAGGTCTCAGTGCCCCATCTCAACAATTCCAAAGTACATTCAGTATGGATCGTAATTTGCCACAAGAAAAACTTCAGGAGCGGGCAGAGCGCCAATTCCAAATGGCGGTGCAGTCGCGCATAAGAGATATTCCCTGGCAGTTCCGTGAGGGTTGGTTGCGGGATGTCCGGCGCTCCTTTGACGCATGGCTGGGAGGGAATACCGCCGGGGGGGACTTCCTGCCCGCTTTCCAGGCACAGGGCTATCGATTCAATCCAGTAGGATTTGGGTAGATACTGATGGTTACTCCTAATCCATTTGACATCGACTTTCGGCGGAGCATCTTCGCGGAAGACCCGAACCTTGCCTTCCAGACCAGCATCACGCAGGCTGGGCTCCCCCGCCAGATGTCGGACTTCTTCAGGCGGCGCACTTCGACCTTTCTGAACCAGTTCCAGGGAGCGTTGGGTCAGCAGTTGGACGAGTTGGGCAAGGCCGACCTGAACCCGCTGGACTTCTTCCAGGGAAGGGACTTCCGTACCGAGTTCTCACGGTTCTCTCCCAGTGAACGTGGAGAAAATACCCGTCTATTCAATCCCAGGACCCGTAGGATTTATTTTTGATGCCTAGTCACTATTCTAGGAAGGAACGCGAAGCTAGGCGTCGCAGAGCGAACGAGGCCGTTGTCAGGGCTATCC